TTTTTTATATTATATCACAAAAGCACAATTGTGCCAATATACAAAATAAACAAATATATTGGTACAAGTTTGTGTAATGTGTCTATTGATATATTTGTACCAATATGCTATAATAAAAACATGGAAAGGGGGTGATAAAAATGAGCAAGAAAAAAAGAGCCGCTCCGAAAAGCGGCTCACGCAAAGATAATCAAGTGCTCCTCACAAAGTTACTGATTATCAATGCACTTGTAAATCTGATTAACAGCATTGCCAATCTCGTTAACGAGCTAGTCAAAAAACTATAATCAGAGAGTTCGCAGAGAGCCGCAAGGCTCTCCACTGCGAACATTATACCACAAAATTGGAGGTATGTCAATGTTAATTTTGCAAATTATATTAAGCTTATTGGAGCTTATAACCCTGGCAGCAGCAATCGTAATTTTTTTAAAACGTAAATAATAAGGAGGATATATATAATGGCAAAGGCAACAGTAGAGTGCGTATGCAAGCACTGTAATAATACATTTGAAATAACGAGGACATTTTGCAGCGGAAAAGAAGCCCGCAGATTCGAAGAATATGCAGCAGGATCATATGACGAGTGTGATGATTGCCGCAATAAGCGCAAAGCAATAGAATCCGCAGACAAGGCAGCGAAAATAATAGCCGAGTATGGTATACCCGACATTACGGGCGTAAGCGATAAGCAGGTCAACTACGCAATATCACTTCGCAATAGATATATTGCACGATATCCTGATCAGATCAAGCGTGCTTACAGCTACCTTAATCAGATCACTGCTCAAGTAGACGGATTAAATAAATTTGCGGACGAAAAGTTTAATGGAGACGTAGAAGCAGCTACCGTAGATATTATGACGCATTATAATTTTGATATTGAATACATCTTGTTAACTTGCTCAGACGCCAGTAAAATCATTGATACATTAAAATAATGAGGGCTTTTGCCCTCGCCCCAATAGGGGCGGAAAGGATATATTATGAAACTCGAAGAATTAATGAAAAACGGAATAAAAATCGGAGATAACAGTATAGTTTGCAGCAGTTTTTTGCATGGCACTCCCTATTGTGATGAGGAGTATTACTATTATTACGGCGATATATATGTATATAAAACATATGATAACAGGCTATGTTATAATGGCGAAAGCGGTGTGTATTACTACGGATCTGCCGATACTTTCCGCAATTATGTCTTGCTGGACAACATTGAGAATTTTAAACACAGGAATCAGTACAAATACCGCATATTTTTGGATATACTCCATAATCTTGATAACGCCATGGGTGCTTAACAATGAAAGCGGCGTTATATATAAGGGTGTCAACGCAGTATCAAGCGCAGGAGGGTTATTCCCTCCCTGCGCAGAGGAGGGCATTGACAGATTACTGCCATTACAACAAACTAGACATATACAATATATATGCTGACGAGGGTATATCAGCCAAAGACATGACCCACCGGCCGTCATTTTTGCAAATGATAGAAAGGGCGAAAGATAAATGCTTTGACGTTATTGTTTTTTACTCCCTAAGTCGTTTTACTCGTTCTGTTTCTGATCTCTACTTTACATGGGATATGCTCAAAAAATTTGACATATCGCTAATAAGCCTCACGGAATCGTTTGATACTGCCACAGTTGTGGGCAGAGCGTGCATGGGTATCCTGGGAGTTTTTGCACAAATGGAAAGGGAATTAACATCAGAAAGGGTATCATTTGCTATGCGGGAGCGCGCTCGTCAAGGCAAGCGTACTTGCGTTGATGTTTTAGGATACAGCAAATATGGCAGTGACAGCCTTATAATTGACCCTGACGGTGCTGATCTTGTTAGATTGATATTTCAAAAATTTTTAAAATATCAAAAATATCTGCCTGTAGCCGATCTACTAAATGCAATGGGCAAGACAGGGCGCAGAGGAAGATATTTTCGAGCTGAGAGCATTAAGCTTATTGTAACAAACCCAATATACATAGGGTATTATCGCTATAAAGGTGAGCGTATTAAGGGTAATTTTGAGCCGATTATAGACAATAACACATGGCAACACGCACAAAGGATAGTTAATCACATAAGCCAAAACAAACATACAGTCAAATAAAAAAGCCCTCCCATCTTGGGAGGGCTTATCTGATCTACTTTACATATTTTTTGCCGCCGTATTTAAGAGCGATCCAGCCGCTGGGTATCCTGCCCCAGATGTCACTACCTACTGTCTTGACCTCCTGTACCGTAACAACAGTACCTGACTTAAGACAAGCATAGGTCTGAGCAAGTGAGTGCTTCTGCCCGTCGGCGGTAAGCTCCGAGCGTTTTTTCTGCGGCTTATCCGTTCCTGCGCCGCTTCTTACCTTTAGATTTACTGTCAGGGTATAATTTTTGCCAGATTTAAACTTTGCTCCCGTTATCCTGCTTTGATCCTTTGGTCTTAAAACTCCGGCAAAATGGTTGTAATTGTGCTTGATTTTTGCGCATTTGTCGTGATTTCCCGTCCAGTTTTGATCGTAGCTATAAAAATATTTTGTGTTGCCCTCGCCTGTGGCAATAGCAATGTGACCCCATCCGCCCTTGCTTAGAGAGGATTTCCAGACGCATATGTCGCCTTTTTGCGGCACAAAGTCAGGAGTATTTGCAATCCTGGTAAAATTTTTGACTAGCTCCGGGCGGGACCCGTAACCGTCGTAATAGTCGTGAGCGTCTCCCCATGCCCCCGGCTTAATGTCAAATACCTCGTCAAGATAATATTTAGCCAGATCAACGCACTGCACTCCTGCACAGCCGTCATAATCAAGAGCCTTACCGTTATGCTTTGTTACAAATTCGTCATATGTAATCATGATTATACCTCTTTCTTTTTCAAAATATCGATTGCCTTTGTAATTATGCTGGGGATAGGTACTCCCATAATTCCTGCATTTTCTATTATAGACAGTGTTTCGTTCACACAAAAGGCAATGCATACTGCGTCCTTGATATATGCCGTACCCATAAGCCTGTCAAGCCGGCAGGCTACAAGCAGTATCAGCAGCACCATACCCTTGCGGCAAAGTCCTTTGAACCCCGCCTTGCTTTCAAGCGCTCCCGTCTTGCTTTTGCTGGATTTCTTAAATACTCCCGCAACGACAAGACCTGTTACGTAATCAATGCACATAAATATGATAAGTGTTGTCATTGCAGACGTCCAACCTCCGAAAAGTGCGGCTATACCGCCCCCTATTGCACCTACTGCCGTCAGCAGGATAGATTTTAACTCAGTCATTTGTTTTCCTCCTCCATAAGTTCAGCCAGTACCTGCTTCACCTCACCCTTGATTTTCTCAGGTACATCATCAATGGTTTTCAGACCTTTTCTGATAAGTTCGGCGTAGATTTTTGCCATTTCCTTAACCTCCAATCATTTCATAGACTTCACACAAAGCAACCTGCGTGTCAGTCAACTGTATTTCAAGGGATGCATTTTTTTCATCAATCATTTTGATATATTCATCCTTGTCATACTCCACAAGATTGAATTCATATTCAACATGTTCCTGTTCTTCCATGTTGACAGTGATCTGTTTAACATCTGATGCAGCAAAAACCTTTGTTTCGGTGATTTCCACTTCCAGAGGTTCAATTGCACTTCTTTGAACACCATAATCTTTCATAGTCATCTTTCCTTTCTTTTGATATTGATTTCCTGTTTTTTTGAACAGAAGGAAGCAATGGTTCGATCAAACTGTTGCAGTGGGTACATACACCAGCCGACCGCCGGACTTTCGGTCATGATAATCGACGCCGCTATTTGTGCTCCAATCTAAACCGCCTGCATCAACGGCATTATTATAACTACCACCCAATCGAGCGATTCTGTAACCATTCAGATTCTGTGCGATATAAGTATAATCACCAACAGGAAGTGAACTATTTCCAAGGCATTCAGAAGCCATGAACAACCAATCACATGATGTGGAATATCCCATTGCAGAAATATAACCATTTGCATTTGTGACTGTAAATCCTGCACCAACATAGTTGTCTGAATTCTTTGATTCAGCAAATGCAAAATTATCACAAATATAAGGTTGTCCACCACCCATTGAACCATTGCCCCAAAGGTTGACACCATAGACAAATTTCCAAATGTTACCCCAAGGATTTTCAAGACCTCTGTATGTGATTGACACTTTACTATTTGCAGTTTCTGTTGTGGATGCATCACCCTTTGTGTTGATAGTCTGTGTTGCAGAACCTGTTGCGTTTCCAAGGCTTGCTGTTGAACCTGTCAAAGATGAACAGTTGTAAGCAGATGAATCAGAAATTGACACAACACCATTTCCAATTGCAGTCTGCAAGTTCATCATTCCCATTTCAATAATCATCAACAACTGATTCATTGAAGTGATTTTGATTGTTTCAAGATGGAATCCTGAACCCCTGTTTTGTGCCATTGTTTCAATGTTTGGTCTTGTCAGATTCTGTGTCAATCCTGATGCAGGTTTTGCACCAGCAATGGAACACATTAAATCTTCACTTATATTCATTACCTGTTCATCATTCATTAAATAAACACTTGCGGAAGTATCATAAATACTTCCTTCATAGGCTGATAGCAGGATATAGTCAACAGGGTTTCCGTTTTCGTCATAGAATGCTGGGTGTAGCTTGAATCCTGCCCTTGCTTTTTCAGACACATAATAATTTGCTTTTCGCAGATGATAACCAATTCCGGTTTCTTGAACATCACAATTGACAGGCGCAACCAAATAATAAAACTTTGGCTGATAGACCATGACCTGACCACTTGAACCATCTTCCTTATAATTTGGATCACCATAATATGCTGTGATTGTTCCCTCGTTGGAAACATTACATCTTTTCCTTCCGCCAAACATTGAAAACTTATCAAAGTCTGAACCTGCTGAAAGACCAACAGCGCCAGCAAGCCTTCTGAAAGTCTTGTTTTCATAGTCAACTTCAAGCCCAAGGACATCAGTGGTGATTCCAAGATATGCTTCGAGGTTTGCAACACCTGCGAGGATTTCCTTACTATTAAAGTTTTCACTTCGCAGCTGTTCTAGGTTGGATGTAGCACTGTCAATTACAGATTGCAACTGTGATTTTGCAGTGTTTGCATTGCCGACAGTACCCTCAAGGTTAATTTTAGATGTGGCAGCCTGTGAAATTACTGTATTCAGGCTTGAAATGGCGGTTTCAGCGGCAGTTTTTGCAGAATCCAAGTTGCTTTTTGTCGTATTTGCTACTGTTGTCACTGTTTCAAGATATGCCTTTGCCGTGTTGGCAGCTGCTGTTGCTGTTTCAAGCTCTGTTTTTGCGGCTTGTACGGCGTTTTCGGCTGCTTTTGCCGCATTTGCGGACTGCTCAGCTTTATCGGCGTTTTCTGCGGCGGAGCTTTCGGCAGTAAAAACCCTGTCCAAAGCGTCAACAGCCTGCTCATAGGTCGGCACTGGTGCAATCTCATCGGAAATACAGCCCTCTACCCTCAGTACAAATACATTAGATTTTGCGACCAGTCTGTAATTATCACCGTCCGCCGCTGTTGCAAGCCACTGACAATTGACGTATCCTGATTCACGGAGCAAACTGCCGTCAACAGTTGTTATGCCGTCCTCTATTGGCACATCATAGACAACGCCGTCAGGATACGCAAATCTCAGGCGATAGCAATCCGCTCCCTCTACTTCCGGCTGTGAAACCTCAATAGTGCGTGCGTTTGTTTCGCCGATATAACCTAACAGTTCGCAGTCCGCAGTGGCAATATATTTGCTGTCAATTGATATTCTCACATTTTACCTCCTAACATTCTGATATATTGTTATACAATACTTGACATTAATCACCCCCTACGGTATAATTAATTAAATAATTATAGGAGGACCCTCAATATGAAAAAATTACTTACATTTGCGCTTACCTTATCTCTCGTTAGCTGTCTTGCAAGCTGCAAGGACAGCGATGAGAGCAGTAAAACAGATGAATTAGAAAAACGTGTAGCCGAGTTGGAAAGCCAGATAAGTGAGCAGTCGACAACTACCACGACTACCACTACAGCAAGCACAACCACGACAACTACAACCGAAAAGAGTACCACCACCTCCACAACAACTACTTCCGCTACAACTACGACGGCGCAGGCATTTGATACAACGTGGTATGAATACTCATCCGATGAAACAGTAGAAGCTAATTATGATGTAATATTGTACAAAGCACCCGACAAAAACTCAGAAGCTCTATATGAATTTCCCGCTGGAACACAATTTGTAGTTAAAGGGCGAGCTAACAGTGACTGGCTTGCCGTTGTCATGAATGATGAGATCGTTTTTTTACAAGCTGCTCCTGTTTCGCTCGTATTAACAACTCCAGCGGAAGTATATCCTGAATAAAATTATGGGTGGTCTGCAACATAATTATTAAAGGCATTCCAAAGTCCTCGTAAACTATAATTATGACCCTCTATATCAACATAAAAATCAGATTTTGAATTAGCGAAAGCTCCACCCGCCTGTACTTTTATTTCTGCTCCTGTTGAACCATTGTAAAGTACTACTTCTAGGGGTGAAAGTTCTAATTTCCAGTCACCATAACTTAATTTTATTGCACTGTAATCCTCAGCCGAAGTTGTGATGTTGATATTACCGCCCGTTATCTCTGCTGATGAGGATTTAAGGCTGTTAGCTATAACGTTACCATCACTATCAACCGTAAATTTACCGTTTCCGCAGTTGATCATGCCATTGGTGATTTGTACTGATTTAAGCGTAACATTTCCGTCCTCGTCAACCTTAAAAGTACCGTTTCCGTTGTTGATTTTAAGACCTGTCAACGTCAAAGCCGTTATAAATTCGGCAACCAGATTGCCGTCAATAGTCCATGCGTTTTTATAAGGGCCTGTTTTAGCCGATCCGCCGTCAGATTTCCTCCAAAATCCCATACCGTTTTTATTAAATTGTATACAGCTTGTACAGGTGTCTATATTATCGGTGTCCATAATCAGTATACGGCTTGGCTTTTCGGAGGGGTCAAGGATAACATGACCGCCCTGCGCACCAGTTATAAGCTGAGTTGCGTTTTCAACTTTATCATTGATAACAGTCATATTTCTAAATTGATTATCTTCAATGACTGTTTTCAGCTGTCTGTTTTTCTTTGCTGTCAAATTTGTCAAAGTTTCAAACTTGTCTCCAAAAGTCAACGAACTGTTTTGCGGACTGTCAAGGTCAATGACACGCCCTATTATCCTTAAGTCCTCATCTATCCCCATAAGCGGATTTTTGACCCTGTGCGTGTTGCCAAGCGCAAACTGCTCAAAATCAAGCTTTATAAGTGACAGGTCGAGAGCTGTTATCTGATGCTTTTTTAGAGCCTTGTTTTGAGCTGCCAAAAATGCTTTGCCTTTGACAAGCAGATTAGACGCTAAGGTTACATCATCCCATGTCTGCGCCACGCTTATGACCCCGTATTTTGCGATAAGGCTGTCGTTATCTATGTATGTCTTATTGCCGTTGACTGACGCTATCGTTAGCCGCCTTTCGCTGTCACTCTCTTTTGCTCCAAGCGGATACAGACGGGTTATAACGCTTGTGGGGTCAACCTCTCTTGTAATGCTCTTAAGATTAACAGACAGCTCTATGTTAGTTGTAGACTTAGCACCTATCTGATCCAGATAATCAAGGTAATACTTGCCCTCGTCGGCGTTGTATCTCAGCTGTATTTCGCCGCCTAGAGTGTCAATAAGCTTGCTCTTGATGTCCTCTAATGTAGTCTCATAATTGCGGTATCGGTATAAGCTGTCATTGCTGTCCTTGACAGTAACTGCGCCTGCATATACCTTAAAATCACTTTGGCTGTTGTGTGCAGACAGCAGATATCCCAAAAATGTACGCACCGACACATTGTGATTTTCGGCGTACGGCTGTACGCTGTCGCATAGATGTCCGAGCAGACCCTCGCATACTACAGATTTGCAGATAAGACCGCTTGCGTCCATGCTGTCCGATACGGTAAGTACACGTCCCTCAAAGTCATATTTTTGAGTTTTAGTGTTGTATACCTTGATTTTTGTGTATAACCCCTCCAACAGATCATACCCCGGATTATTGGGGTAGATCGTAAAGCTAAATGACGGTATGGCGTTAATTTCCTCTGAGATTCTTCCGCCCTTAATACGGGCGGGTGTGTTTTTAACAGTGTCCTCGTTTATGGCGGTTATCGTACCGCCGTTGTCGATCGTTACAGTATACATTTATAGCACCTCAATAAGTGTTAGATATTTTAGCGTTGCCGTCACAGCTCCGCCGCCTGCAAAATTAATACGATTATAGCCGTATCCGATCTCAAACGCCGCTTTTGCAGTTGTCGACGGCTGGAATGTTTGACTGTAATCGTCATTGCATTGTACGGTACAGCCGTTTTTGCCCTCAGTTTTAACTGTTATCGGCAGCAGGGGATCGTTAAAACCGCTGATCGCAACAGTATTAACCTTGCGCCCGATAATTGACGCAATACCGTCAGCAGCGGTAGTGAGAGATTGCTTAAACGTAAAATTAAAATTAAGCGTACCATTACGATTACATATGTAAAAATCATATGTATTTGCTTTTGTATCAATATAGTCGGCAGTTATGATCGTGGACGTTGACCCGCCGCTGCCTGTATAGGATATCTGTACATGAGCAAGCTTATCCGTGCCTTTTATCCTAAAGTGTATTTTATGGTTGCTTGATACGCTAACAGATATATTACCACTGTAGCCGCTTACCGTAACAGCAGATACCGGAGGAGCTGATACTATATCTCCGTTTGTGATATATGCACATTCGACGGCTTCGCTTACGCGATAAAGCATATACTCTTTAGTGCCTAATATGTTTTCGGTCGTCAGGATGTCAATATTTGCTCCACCGTTGGACATATAAGGGTTTGCCGCAAAGTCAACACTCACTGAACCGGTTCTGGCTGATATACGTTTAAGCGCTGATATTTGCAAACATCTTGCGATATAATAAAACTCACCCATATCGCTGTCGCTTAATTGACCTATATTACTGGGCATAAGCCAATTGCAAATCTCTGCGTACTTCCTAAACAAATCGTTTTCACTTTGACTGCTGATTACAAACGTGTATGTAATTTTTCTTTCCTTGTAAATTGCGCCCATAATATCCGAAAAATCAAAGGTCAGAGGGAAATTGCAATAAGGAATAGTCTCAATTATACGTTTGCGCTCCAGCCCCCCCATATTCTTGTCGGTCATTATCAAACCGAAATCAGCGTAGCTGTTTTTCCCATTATAACTAATAAAATCCATTTTCATTAAGCAAGCCCCCTTTCCGAAAAACTTACTGACGCACCGTTAAGCATATCCAGAGGTGATTTAAGCAATTCCGCCAGTACACTTCCTGCAGTATCAGTCAATACCATAGTAATGGCTTTTGAATCATTTGAGTTTACAGTTCTGCTCTCAATATCTGCTGTTGATACTATACTGTTAAATCCCGTAGTATTTCCCATAATTGCTGCAGTCGTTTCATAATCAGTTAAAACACTATCCTGCATCTGCTTATTAACATCATCAATATTGTTTTCGAATCCCACTCCGATACCCAGTGCAAGGTTAGTGCCTACCACATCCCGAAACAAACGCGAAGGAGATGCTATTCCAAAGAAATCGCAGAAGCCGTCAACGATAGAGCTGCCTACATCTTTTACCGTATCCCATATGGCACCCACACCATTTAACAAGCCTTCGCCTATGCCGGCCAGAATTTGAACACCAACATCCAGCCAGTCAACCTCAAAAAATGCTTCAATCATCGCAGAAATAATTTCAGGTATCATTGCAATAACCTGAGGAATTGCCTGTGGTAAACCCTGCGCGAGAGCTACTATAAGCTGCAATCCTGCGTTTATAAGCTCCGGCAGATTATCCAGCAACGACTGAACTATAACAGGAATCAATGCCAGGACACTATCAGTTAATTGAGGTATACAATTTGTAATTCCATTTATAAGTCCAACAAGCAATTCAAAACCACACTCAATGATCTCAGGGAGATTTTCTATAAGCACATCTGAAATTGTTTTGATTATTTCAGGCAACATAGGTACGAGCTGTTCAACCACTTGGTTAAGTCCATCAATAAGCGCGAGAAATAATTTTACAGCTCCTTCAAGAAGCAACGGAAGTATGTCAGGTATGATTTCAATAATACCGTTTATTAGCATATTAAGACCGTTAATAAGCTGTGGTAAAATAGATACAAACGTGCTGACCATCGTCGGGAAAAGTGCTGTTATCGCCGTCGTCAAGCTTGAAATCAGCTCCGGCAGTGCGGTTACTATAGCTTGTGTTATGCTTTGTATTGCAGTAAGTATAGACGGCATTAATGTTGTAACAAGCTCCGGCAGCTTTTCGGATATGACCGGAGCAAGCCCGCTTATTAGCTGTGTAACATTCCCAAGTGCCTGCTGTATAACTGGGATCAAATTGTCCATCGCAACACCTGCCGATTCAGCAAAATTATCTATCAGTGTTCCCATATCTGCGTTTGGGTCTGACATTCCGGTAACGAGGTTCTGCCACGAGGCTTTCATCATTCCACAGGCTCCTGATATGGTAGTAGCCGCTTCTTTAGATGTGGTACCTGCTACTCCCATATCGTCCTGTACCGTGTGAATAGCTTCAATAATTTTATCGAAAGATACTTGATTTACCGTTTCAGCGGTAACAGTCATACCGTCGCCGAGAACGCCTGAATCATTTATAAGTCTTGCCATCTCTGCTTGAGTGCCGCCGTAACCAAGTTTGAGATTATCCAGCATGGTATAATTTTGTTTTGCAAATCCTTGATATGCGTCTTGTATAGACGATATATCCGTACCGAATTTGTTTGCGTTGTCAGACATATCGACCATTGCAGCATTAGCCAAGTCTGCCGCTTTTTCAGTGTCTCCGCCTAAGCCTTGTAAAAGAGATGCCGAAAAGCTTGTAACGTTCTCCATGTATGTATTTGCGTTCACTCCGGCAGTTTTATACGCCTCGTTAGCATATTTAATAACCGTGTCAGCATTATCTTTAAATAGCGTTTCAACTCCACCTACAGACTGTTCCAAAGCCGAATAGCCGGAGACAGATTCTTTCACAACGGCAGTTACTCCGGCGGCAGCAGCGCCAACAGTTGCCAATGTTGCTTTAGCCGCCACTTCAGCTGCTTTTAACCCTGCTTTTGCTATTCCCTCTACAACTTTTCCTATTCCATCGGCGCTGCTTTTTAAAACGCTTGTAACTCCGTCTGCAAAGCCTTTGCCTGTGTTTTTACCGGGTTCTTTCCCGTCAGGAGCGTTTTTTTCTAAAATATTTTCAAGCTGTTTTTTTATGCCGTCTGCCGATGGCATTATCTGAACATAAGCCTTCCCCAACTCTGTGGCCATCTTAAGCCTCCTTTCTCAAAATTTCCGATTTTTTGAGTTCAAATTCCCCGCTCGTATCAAACGAAACTATTTCATTTTGATGTCGCTTTTGCAGCAATTTTTCAGTTATGCTTTCGGGTTTACGTCTATTCTTTTGACCGTCTTTTGTGTTTGCCCAGCACAGCCACGCAACCTTGTCAAAAATAGACGCAAGCATTAACTGCTCAAAATTCACGTTCTGACTTGATATCGACATCCGCACTCTGCTGTTTTCTCTTAGTCCGCACAAATAAGTCGCAACCAGTGAAGCCGGCAGCGACTTATAATCTAATATATGATAAGTTTCAGCGAGATCACAGATCAAGTCATCGTGAAATTTGCGTAAAATATGAGCGAGGAAAATCAGTTTTTTCCATTGCTAATAGCCGAAAACACCTCTGTAATCAGATTTGACATTTCCTTTGTGGAAACATATCCTTTCTGTCTTTTTATAAATTCCTTAACCTCATTTTTTCTGCTTCCGAACAGCAGATTGATTACTTTTGATATTATTAACGGATTTTCATCTAATTCCCCGAGAGCTTCTATCAGCTCATAATCATCCAATGCGTTGTCTTCAAGTTTAAATTCAAATCCGCTTTTAGTCTTACCGGTTATCATAAACTGCCTCCTGCGTTATTTTGATTTTTTAATATATTCGTAGTGTGTGTTACCGCTCTCGTCAGGTTGTGCCGCTATCGTAACAGCGTAGCCTACCGCCTCTGAATCACCATATGAGATCTCATCAACAGCGGTAATAACCCCACTTGGAATAACTATCCTTTTCAGCACACCGCCGTTCATAATCATTTCAACGACAATTACACATGATTCATGTTCTTTGGAATTAACACTGATAGCTATTCCTTCGTCAAGGGTGCCTGTTACATTGCTTGAAACGTGTACGAATTTCAGTACGTCTACGTTAAGACCTTCTATCAGTGTAAATCCAAATTCATCGATTTTATCCGTCTGAGTATTTAGCACGGTATCTCCGCCCCACGCCTTTATAGCTTCTGTTGAGATTTCGCCGTTGTTTGTAAGCCCGTCCTCAGAGCAGTATCCCAGCGAAATATAATCCTCCGGCAACGCTGTTGTAGCGTCTGCAGGCAGCGTTGTGCCTATCAGTGCCGTCCATATTGCACCGCCGACCTTTGGCTTTGCGGCGGTTACTAAACCTTTGTTACTCATTAATATATCACTCCTCGTAAAATGTTATATCAAAAACCGCTTGATAACGGTATCTTTTAGTTTCTGTGTCAGTGTAGTTGTAATCGCTGTTGAGCCTGCAGCGGCTTACCTCCGGCTGATTAACAACGATATCACGCATACGCTCCTTAACCCTTGCGTTAAGCCTTGCCGCTTCGTAGAGGCTTTTACCATAGGATTGTATAGCTATTACTGCGGAGCTTATAAGATTATTCTCCGATGAGCCGGTTTTTTCAAACAGCAAATAGCTACTTTCAGGGTCTTCCGGTTCTTCCGCATATACTGGAACTTCAAGATTTTTACTTAAATATTCCAGTATAATCTTCTCGATCACCCTCCGTTCACCGCCTTTAATATCGTATTATTTTTCAAATTATCTTTTCTTGCTTCGCTGCTTTCAGCTCTTATAGAAGCGTTTACACGATTTTTACCGATATGCGTTGTTACTTCGTATCCGTTTCCGAGCTTGTTTTTTGCGTTTTCAACGTGTTCTTTACAGATATTCTTCATCTGCTCGGATCTAAGAAGTTCACGAACACCGCTTCGATTCAGTTCAAACTTTATTTTCTTCGGCATAGCGTTCCACTTTCACTTTCTTGTTCCAGCAAAGCGGTATGTTTTCGTCAATTCCTTGCGCCGGTATTCCGATAGTACGGAATCTCATGCCCCAGAACTCAACAACGGTATTTTTCCAATTGTGTACATCACCTTTTGGGATCGCAAGGGTATAAGCAATACGCTTTCCGGACAGGTTCATTTCGTTTACAACATCGTCCGCAGACGGTTCTCCGACAAGTATGTTATTAACGTCAACTGTAGTGTCCTTATAGATTGGACGGTTAAATTCGTCCGCGCCCGTCTGAGTTCGGACGGTAAGTTTAACCGTAATTCCTTTAATTCTCGTCTGCATTTTCGTACACCTCCAGAACGCCGTACCGCTGACGAATTATACCCAGCTCTTTTAGCTCGTTTTTTAAAAAATACAGCGACTGACCTGCATTGAGGTAGGTCATACTGACCGAATATCCCATTGCCGACTGTGATTCCTGAGCTGCCGGAGGAGCGGAGTTGGAAGATGAGTCAATCGCTCGTATCACTGATTTTACAACGATTTCTTTTACGACAAAAGCTATATCACTGTTTTCGCAAATCATTTTGTCTATATCTCTGCCATATTTTTTAGCCGCTATTCTAAGCTTGGCGGAAGCTATAGGCAGCAGTGTATCCGCTTTTTCCTGCTCTTCCGATGTAAGCTTACGTCCTAGCCTGATTATGTCGTCAACATACGCATAAACTACCGCCATTTTTCACACCTCCTGTGCTGATTATTCTGAGGCAGTACGAATAACCGAAAACGCCGACTTATCAAGAATGCCCCAACCGAGATATACCTCGGCGCGAATGTAAATCTGATTATAGCCCTTGAGATCCATGCCTGAATTATCTGGGTCACCGTATTTAATTATTTCAAGCGGGATCTGATTTGAATAGCCCCACTTAAAAGCGCTTGCAAAATCGCCGACGATTGCAAGGTCTGCACTGTTGTTGAAGGCGATCGTATTATTGACCTGAACGGACAATCCGTTAATTGTTCCCGGCGCAGAACCCCACGCAAGCTCAGGGTAAAGCTTTCTGCCGTCGGCCACCGTAAGTTTTGAGAGGTCCGAACGGAAGGACGGTGCCATTGCCATCCCACTTACGTCGTAATCCATCTCCTGAACCTTTGCAATCGCCTCTTCAACAAGGTCGTCAACTGACTTGCCTGCCGCAGTTTCAACAACCGCTATTCCGTTATCAAAATGGTTAGCCCCAATGAGTGATGATGCCGTTTTGCTTCTGGGGTTTACACCGTGGAAAGCCATAATATCAAGACCTCTTGCGACCTTTTTTGCAAAACCGTCGTTGAAGCTTGTAAGGATTTCAATTTTAGCTTCGTCACTTGCGAATAAGAACTCATCAGAGATTCTTGCACCATATTCAACTTTAAGCGGCATAATGGTAACAGGGTCAAGCTTAACGCTTCCTCTTGTTTTCTTGCCGTTTTCCGCTACAAGGTCAACCTCATCATCCATTGTAAATATAAACTCTTTCTGACCGTTAAATGGTATCGGATTCTGTGCTGAAAGTGCTGCCAGCGCCGACTGTCCCTTAACCTTTGAAAAAAGGTCTGTGACAAGTGTTGGATCAAATAGATTTTCCTTAGATAAAATATCTGCCATAGTAATTTACTCCTTTCGTTTAAAGCCCTTTTATAAGATTTTTATAGGCTGCTTTCTTAGCGTCCTCCGCAGGATGCTCTGTCGAGCCAAGCGGAGCCGTGTGTGTTTTTGGTGCGATGAATTTTGAAAATGTCTCGGCGTCTGCCTTGATATCCTCTTCGGTTTCGCCCGAAAGCTTATCGGCAAGCTCATACGGAATTTTAAATTCATGTGCGATTCTTGCTTTTACCGAAGCAACTTCAAGCGCTTTATTTTTTGCTGTAATATCAGCGATTGTGCCGTCCTTTTCACTTACGCTTGATTTAAGTTTGCCGTATTCATCGGGTGAAATATACCCTTCAAATTTCTTTGTTACCTCATCGGTAACGGATTTCGTGTTTCTCGCAAGCCTGTCCTTGATGATATTATCAAGTTCATCCTGTGTTTCAATTGGTTTAAATTCTTCTGCCATAATTTCGTCCTTTCCGCACTTTACCCTGTGGTATAGGTAATTTATCAAACGGCATAACCGCTTAATAGCTGATTTTTTGCTTTTTCTTTTCTTTTGTTTTTGAACAAGCCCAATGAGCCAGAGTAACGGCTTCAAGCAGCGATATATCTGCTCCCTCAAGAATTGAATTATATCCAAAGCCTCCGCTGGAACCGATTGCACGGTGCTCGCAATTAGCCATAACCTGCTCTAAAGAAGGCTGTACAGAATGACAAATTGCTCCGGCAAAAACGTTTTTTTCAAAAAGAGCGTTAGCTTCAACGATTTCACTGACCTTCGGCAGAATCGGCTTGCGCTTAACGACTGCGTTTTTCATGTCTGATTCTAAAATCGTCTGACCGTTAGCGCCGTCAATAACAATGTCCCCAACATGAGGATTTCTCAGATAAGCAATAATCCAGTCGTTTCCCTCTCTCGTTGGGCGGCAGTCGATAGCTTCGACAAAAATTTTGCCGTCTGTATTTTTTACGGCCACCGCCAGAGATACATTATTTGTCATCTTTGCATACTTTACACCAAAGAAAATATTTCCTGTAATCTGCGGTTTGGCTTCAACGGTAAGTGCCTGCCACTCCTCCTTGCTTATTGCAGATTTTTGATTATATCTGAGCCACAAGCCCAGCCTCTGGATATTGTCGTCAACGCTTTCAGGATCCTTGCTCAATTCCGACCGGATTTTTCTTTCAGTAAGAATTGATCCAAGTGACGGATTTGTTTCGTACCAAAGCTCTGCGTCGTGAGCGTTTGTTCTGAACGGTACGCTCCATTCTGCCCATCCTGCGTCTGAGTTTCCGCCGCTGAGAGTGTCACGGCGATAAGTATAAAAAACAGTACCAGAAGACACCGCGGTCGGAGGGGTTCCGCACATTAAGGTCTGAGGGTTTGCCGAATCGGTTACGACATATTTTAGCGCCGATTCCTGGTCGTCGGTATATTCCTGAGCCTCGTCGATAATAAGCAGATCATAGCCCTCGCCCAGACCGCCTTTTGAAGAACGGGTGCGAAAGTTAATTATTCCGCCGCCGTCTTTTAACCACTCAATTCGTTCAAGACCAAATTGCTTTGTGGTCTTAAAGTCCTCTTTTTCGATATAACCAATCTTTGCAAGTCTTTCGATTACCTTTTCCCATGCCGAATGCGAGGTGGTCGTTCTGTGTGCTGTATACAATACCCTCTCACCTTTTGTTAGTCCGTACATTGAGCGCATTATGAGGATTTCTGATTTTCCGTTTCGCCGAGGAACAGACCAACCGTATTTCATGTGTGTCCACAAACCATCGGAGTTGACCGCCATAATGTCATACAGCTGCAGTTCCTGCCATTCCTGAGCCGACCGTCCCGAGCTATTGTAAAGTTCAATCGCCTCTCCGCCCTTACTTTCGGTATATGGCAAAACTACCGATTGGGTGGGGGTCTGCCTGCCGATTCGCTTCTCCGATTCATTCAAATTTCTCCCTCCGTTAATTTAAGGCATAATAAAAGCACCTCGTTTCCGAAGTGCTCAAATCCATCCTATACAAGCATATGAAATTACCGCCTCGCCTAAGCGGAGCGGCTTAATTATTTTTAAACTAATTCAAATTCTTCAATTGGATACAGATAATCTTCACCTGTCTCATCAATAACTCTATATCTGTCCTCTTCTTTACCAAGGCAATCATAAATATTTCCCGTTATTAATGCCAATTCGCTGCTGTCAGTTCCTATATATTTAACTCTCATCATCTAAATACCTCTTTACTTTCATTTCCACTCGTTCTCCGTCTGCTTCGTACCAGTGAATTTCCGCCTTGCGATTATGCCCGTTTGCTCTGATCGTAGCTGTCCCGCGTACTTTTTCCCATTTATCCGCTTCTATATTATATTTTTCTTCCAATTGTTTAGCAACTCTAATAGGAGTATTTGTTCCCTTGCCGGCAAAAGTTTTTATTCCTGTTACTTCTGTTCCCTCAACGATCTTAGCATGGTTGCCGCTAGGTAATTTTATAGGATAGTTTTTACCCGCCGCTCCAACGCTCTTACCTATTTTAATATCTGCTTTTATTATACCACTTCCCTCCAATTTGTCAAGTTGGGATTTCGTAGCATATTTTTCAGATAGCTGCTTTTTAAATTTTTCTGCCTCTACCCTCGTTCTTTTAGTTAGCGGCGTATTGATATTTTTCATACGCTCTAGCTCCTCGCCAGAGGGCTTCCATTGCTTTTTGCTCCATACGTCCTGAAAGCCTTTTACGCTAACAAATGTAACATCGCATCCACAGTTATCGTGCCTTCTGTAAATATCCTTAGGCACGTTGTCGGGATACTCATATTTGCCTGCAAGATTAGTACACCACTTGCAGCAGCCGTTATGACTGTCACGGATTATGTAGCATTTCAGCCCTGCCTTTGAACGAAATTTAACGTTAGCTTCAACATAATCATTATAAAAGCTTTCAGTAATATTCCGAACAGGCGAATCAAGCCGTCGCTTACTAACTTCTTGAGTAATGTCTTCTGCGGATACAGAATTGACAAGAGCATTTACACGTTCAGTAGGAAAAGCGGCTTGCTGAGGCTTGATATTTATATTGGCTTTTTTGTCAATAGCCCTCTGAACTTCGGCAACGGCGGAGTTGATTATTTCATAATTATCTTTCAAAGTTTCGGAAAGAATAGTATTAGCTATGTTATAATAAAGGCGACCGTCGGGAAGATTTTCGGGCTTAACATAAACTGATAGCGAAGATGAAAGCCTGAATCCTAGCTGCCGTGAAAGCAGAGATATATCTTCAAGAGTTGCTGTATCGTTGTCAACCTCTTTCAGAATTTTCTGAATAAAGTTATCGGCTTTGCATTTATTGTAAAAGTCTTCCCGAATATTTTCGAGCAGTTCCGTTCCAATGTCGCTCATTCATACCACCTATATGCTTCCATTCAGGATTGCTCTTGCTTCTTCTTTACTGATTCCTATTGCTGTAGAAATTAAATTAACAGCTTGCCCCTCCGTTAATGAGCCTGCTGTATACTGCGACATAATTGCAATTAAGCTTTGTGTCTGCGCTCCGTTAAGAGATTTTCCATGGATCTCAGCTTCTTTATTTTCTTTTTGTTCCTTAGGCTTAAAATTTTTCTCAATTTCTATAGTAGAGATGTTAATCCCCCCATAACACTTTCAGTGTCCAGCCCCGTGAGCTGTTTCATGTTTTTGACCCCGATGTAGCCAGGAACAGCCTGATTGATTTTAAGTACTGCGTCACCAAACCCTGCTAGAGAAGCTGCGTCGGGTTCAAATATAGGCTGCCACATAGGCTTCGTGAGATAAAATTCTTTTCTGTCGTAGGCATAATTATCACGCAGACATGCAGCCAGATAACCCACATTAAGTAATCCGCTGCCGAACGTTCTCTGAGCTTTTCGGGCTGCAAGTCTTAGGGACTCGTGACTTGCCTTTATTGCCTCCGATGAAGCCGGATTGCTTGTGGCAAAGCCCAAGTCATCAAGTGTAAGACCTGTTTCTCCGGCAAAGAGGCTTGCTATTGACTTAAGCTGGTCAAAGTAAGGCGACATTGATTGCTGCTGAAACTGCCCGAGAACAGGCTTGTCGCCGTCCTCATCTTTTGTAAACTGCAGAAAGCTTGACATCGAAGCTTTCCATTTGTCCATCGTTTCAGCATCCTCTGAAAGACCGAGGACATATTTCTGTGGAAAGCTGTAATATTCAGCTGCGACTTCTGACCGCCGGAGGGTTCGGAGAGCCTCTTGAACAAGTTCGATACAAGCTCTTGAAATTCTGCTGTGACCGAAAGGTCTTACAGCGTCAGGGCGGTTTATGATCGGAACAAGCAATGGATACAGCGCAGGGTTTTTGATCGAATACGGCTTGTCACCCTTAGGATAGAACCATGTTTCCTCCGCAGTAAAATACGCCTCAAGAATGGGGCTGCTGTTATCGTCACGGTCAAGTACTGCATATCCTTCCTTTAGCATATTTGTAATCGGGTCAATAATTCCGGTAGCATTGCCGCCGTCAATAACCTGCAATCGAGGATATCCGTCCTCATCTGCTGATATGTATGTAAAACAACAAGAAGCGATAACGGCTGAAAGTATTGCCGAATCGAAAAAAATATCTCTGCTGTTCATGTCAAATATCTGATTGATATTAAAATTATCATTATCGAATTTATCAAAAACAACTCTGTCCGCAATTGAATTAACCGTTTTAGAGCACCATCCAAGCACGGGCTTGAGCCATTTGAAATTATCGGGAATTATGCGACTGAAATCTTCAAGCCTGTTATGCATTTCATAATATTCATAACGGGTAAGGACCCTTGTTCGCTTTGCGCTAAGCTTGTTTTTGAGGTATTCAATGCCTTTATATTCGGTCATGTTTTATCCTTTCTATTCCAGTTTATTGAAGCTTGCGAGAAATATAAGCAGTGACGGCGGTGAAGGTCATTTATATTAATAAGAGGGGTACCCTCCCCCCCCTAATGACTAGACATTTTTCCAGTCGAACGTCTGTGGCAAAACCCTATTTGAAATTAGCTTCACTTCTTGATCAAAAACTTGCTTTTCCACAAGCTTGTCTGATTTTTGCCGATTACAACACCAATGGGCTAGCTGTAGATTTTCCAGAGCTGACGGATGTCCGCCTTTGGCAATGGGTATAATGTGATCTATGCAAGGTGATAGAGGGTGAGGATATTTAAAAGAAAAGTCCACAGGTTTGCCGCATATTCCGCAGACGGTTTGTGTTGCATATATTTTCTTTTTATTGGTGCGGAACTGCATTTGATGTGCGCCGCTCCTGTCGGGTCTGCTTATTGACGTAAATCTCACCTCTGATTAGCAAACGAAAAAGACACCCTTCTCGGAGTGCCTTTCCCGCAAATAATTTAAGGAGGACTTCAAACGAAGTCAG